CAGGGTCATGCGATCTTCAGGCTGGAGTTGCCTGTAACTTCTTGGGGTGCTTTGCATCTGCGGACCTTACTCGGTGGCAGGTGTTGCACTTCAGTTTTGAATCCGCCCTGTATTAAATACACTCTGTGGGGATATACCATCTACAAGAATATCCCAGAATGCTGTGACTACTGGAAGATTACCTACGGTATCTTGTTTAGAAATATAAACAATACCACCGTACTTAACGATGTCACCTTTTTGGTAATTTACAGTAGTTGAGAACTCCCCCTCATACTGCACACCATCGACAAATTGCGACCACTTTGCAGCATTTGGTGGGGTTGCCCCTACGGAGTCAGCAATAGAAATGTAGACCTTGCCACCGTAGGCAATACCATCACCCACGCGGTAAGCGGTAGTCGCGCTGTACACGCCTTGGAAGTCGATACCCTTGAGCATCAAAGCCCATACAGTGGCGTCTATAGGGAGGATGCCTGCTTGTTTCAGCGTGTGGATATAGCAGTAGATGTTGCCGCCGTACTTCGCAACATCATTGCGCTCATAAGCTGTGGCGGCACTCCATGCACCAGCGAAGTTAAATCGTAATTTACCCAGATCAATTAGTTGCATCACAACACCCTCATAAGTAGATGACCGTTATCATTTATCTCAAACTGGAGCGTGTCCTCAGACCAAACCCACTGCTTGTAGTCATTGGCGTCAATAAATCCGTCTTGTGGCAAAACCACTGGATCAATCCCGCCCTTAATGACCTCAATACACAAATGCCCAGTGGCGCTGTTCAGCCGAAACCCATACAAGGTTTTGTTGGCCAAGTCGCTGCCTTCATAAAAGCCTGCCATATCAAACCCCTTCTGCTATTGACAGCAGCGCGTCAAAAGAGGCTTCGACCTGGCCGCTCATCACAATCGCGTCGCCCGCCCGCAGCACCACTTTGCCGACCACAATTTCTACCGAGTCCGCAATCCGCCGGTCTTTGGCCAGGCGCACGTCCAGGCCGGTCTTGCGAACCAGCACCGTCAGCGGCGCAATCGAGCCAGTCACGTTGGTCACCGTGCAGCCCAGCAGCATCGATGATTTGCCGATCGGCACGGTGTAGGCCACCACAGGCGTGAGGCCAATGTTTGTAATGCCGACGTTGATCAAACTGGCTGCCATGTGTTATCCGTAAATGATGGCGGCCATAAAAGCGCCGTCGAGTATTTGTTGCGGCAGACTGACTTCAATTTCAGCCTTCACATTCAAAAAGTTCTGGTCAATTTCGGCGTTCGTCAGCCCCACCCCTTTAGGGCTGACGCCAAGTTCGCGTGTGGTGATGTTCATCAGACGGTCGCGTCGTTAAGGGTCACGGTCCAGGTGATGCTCATGGTGTCAGCGCCCTGCTTGTTGATCACCGGGAACACCGTGCGCGCCAGCATCAATCCTGCCGTGCTGGCGTTAAATGCACCGGCCTCGGTAATCGCGCCGGTGGCCACCCCTGGGGCAAACGTCACGGCGTACACCAGTTGGTTGTTGGTGGCCACTGTCGAGCCCAGCGTTGCACGCCCAATTTCAGTACCCAAAGCCGTGTTGCCAGCCACCGGTGCCACTGTGCCGGAGCCAACAGCAATATGGCTCATGGCGCTGGCGCTGGCATCCTTCATGCGGCTGACAATGTAAGCCAGCCCGACGGCCACGATCAAGTTATCAATCAGGGTGGTTTGCACCTCGCCGTTCGGCTTGATCAGCTCAATACGCAGTGAGCCTCGTGCGCAGTTTTTGTCTTCAAGTAGCATAAATATCTCCGGTTAAATTGAATACGCTGTGCCGGTGTAATCGGCGGAAAAATAGTCGGCTGCGCAGTAAGACTGCAACAAGGCGCGACCGCTGGCGGCTGCGGCAACTTGCTGCGTCAGCGCCTTGTCGACAAAAGCGCGTGATGCCTCAAAAGCCGATGCGGAGTCGGTCAGCAGTTTGGTCACCGCGACTTGGGCGCTGCTCGACACTTTTGCCGCGTCCTGCAATACTTTTTGCACTTGGGTGGCTGCCGCCTCAACCAATGCCGCCATCTCCAGCAAGACTTTTTGCGTCACCACGGTCTGCGTGTCCGACAGCGCGCCGCCCTCGGCAGTGTTGGCTTCTGTAAATTTGCCAAGTTCCACAAGATCCATCAGCAAAACGCTGTCATTGACGATCTTGTGGATGTGGCTGGCAGTTAGGTCTGCTGACTTAACGGCATCGTCAAAGAGCCGGTTAAACAGCATCCGCACATCAATCGCCTCGCTGGCTGCATACGTATCAGCCAACACCTTGCCGGTGTTGTGCGCCGCGCTGTGCGTGGTAGCGACCAGCTCTTGGCGGTCTTTGGTCACAGCCGCCTCGCTGTGTGATGTGGTTTGGGCGGCGTCAACAAAGCCCTTGCCCATCGCCATGCTGGCCGCGTCCAGCAGGCGCAGCGTGACATTGATGCCGCCATCGTCCAGCACCTTGGTGAAGCTGGCAGCAGCTTGGTGGTCGGTGGCGGCTTGGCTTTGCAGGCTTTTGGCAAATGCCACCTGCGCCGCCTCTTGAAACGTGGCCGCCTCGACCAAGGGCTTGATCATTTGCATCGCGTGCAGGGCTTGCGCGGCCACCGCCTCGCTGTTCACCGCTTTGGCAAACGTCACCAGAGATTCGTTCAGCGCGCCCAGGCTTTCGGTCAGCGACTTGGAAAAAGCAACAGAGGTATTGTCTTGCGCCGATAGGTTTTCTAAAAAAGCCAGGATGGCAGCAAAGTAGCCGGTCATGCTTGGCGCTGTCAAAATCGTGGCTTTGGTGTTGGCCGACAGTTCAGTAGAGGCAATCACTGCCAGCAGCAGCACCCAGGCTGAGTCCGCGCCGCTGGTGGGCGGCTGCTCGGCGTTTACTGGATTGCCTTGGATGTTGGACATGGTCTTAGCGGAACTGCTCACGCAAAGAAAACTTCAGCAGCGCGTAGACGGTCTGGACGCTGGCGTCTGCAAAAGTCACCTCCAGCTCACCCTCGTAATTGCCCGCCGGGTTGTTGGTCATCATCAGCGTCGGCAAAAAAATCACCCGGCCACCGGTACCCGCAGTCAGGTAGGGGCCTTCTATTGAGATGCTCCCGTCGTTCAGCTCAAGGCCCGGCAACAGCACGCCTGTCAGGGTGGTGATGATTGTTTGCGAGCCAGCTGCCCGGAACTTTAGAAGTGCCGTGGCACCAGCAATGTTTTGCACAATGCCGGTGGCCTCGTCGGTGATGACGCACTTGATCTGCGGCTTGGTATCGCCCTGGACAAGTTTGATTTTTGTCGACATTGTTTATGCCACTGCTGCTGCGCGTGCAGTGTTAGGGTTGCCTGCGCTGGTCGGTGCCACCATCACCGTCGCCTTGATCTCGATGCCCAGCGCGTTGGCGAATGCGCCGTAGTGGGCTTGGGCGCGTGCCGCATTACCGGCGTAGTCACTGTCCTTGGTGTAGGCCCGGTACAAGATGTAGTCCTGCAAGGTATTGCCGTAGATGTCGGGCACGCTGATATTGCCTAGCACGGCGGTGTACAGCGCGCCGTCGGCTGGCTCCGCGATGTCGGTCGGTAGGCTGGAGAAGATCACCTCTACAGCCGTGGTGGCCAGCGCGGGCGGGTAGACGTAAAAGGTCTTGGGGTCACGCGGGTCATACATGTAGTGGAGCGCGTCGATCGTGCCGGCCAGCGCGTGCCAGCCCGGCGACTGTGCATCCAAAATCTCGCGGTTGCACTGGCGAATCGCCCGCTTGGTGCCTGTTGCCGCCGTGTTGCGCGTAATGTCGATCAGTTTGGAGCCGGTAGCCGGGATGCTCTGCCGGGTACCAGCCACCAGCGTCACCGGGGCCATGGTGACCATCGCATCCGGGCGGTACAGAATGATCTCGCGCTGGCCGTCGTTGAGGTAGCGCACCAGCTCACTGATGGGCCAGCGGATGGAGGTGTTGTCCTGAATCGTCTCGACAACGCGGCGGATGATGGATTGGGCGGAGATGGTCATGGGGAGTCCTTAGAAAGTGCTGAGACGGCTACGCGGGCGAGCCGATGAAAACGCACGCCAGTGCTGAAACCCAACTGCCGCGATGGACTCCTTGAAGCGCTCGTCCAGCGCCAGCCCTTTGGCTGGGTTGCTGTAGGGCGTGTTGCTTTGTTGCAGTAGTCGCGCCAGCGCGCCCATGGCGATCACTTCGCCGTACTGGTCAAAAATGAAATCCTCAACGCCCGTGGCGCTGTTGGATGGCTTGAGCACCGCCTCGACGCGCAGCACCAGTCCGGCTACTTTGGTGGGCAGTAGCGTGAGCGTCTTGCGGTCGCTTGTGAAGATGCAATCCGCCAGTCCAGCGCTGTTGGTGCGCCAGTCATCGGGCAGGCTTTGCGGGGTGGTGATCAGCAGCGAGCGACCGTCCAGCGTCGCGCGCTCGAGTTTGACCAACTCCGATTTGGGTTCTAGCTCAAAGTCATATTCGGTGACGTTGGCCTGCGTCGTGATGTTTTCAAGCCAGAGCTTCCAGACTTGCGTGCCAATACAGAATGCCTGGGCCGCACGCAACAATCCACGCTCGACCGTTGGGTCGGGACAGCCCGGCACATCGATCAGGATGTCCGAGAAGAATTGCGACCAGACTTTCACGCTCAGTCCTCCATGGATTCGAGAATGCGCACCTTGCAGTTCTGGCGCAGTCGGTCAACACTCAGAAAATCCACGTCGCGCTGCGTGATACCGATTGAGCGGGCATAGGCTTTGAGTTCGTCGCCCTCAATCGCGTCCACAGCTACGCGCTTGTTGCGGTAGAACGAGGGCTGCACCAGAAATTCAGGTGCAACCAACTGTGCAGGAGGGGTTAAATCCTCTTGCACCGTTGGTTGCACGCTGATGTCCTGCGCGCATTTGGTTGCCACCTTGCGGGGGTATTTGCCGCGCGGCATGGGTTTAGACGCCGTTCAGGGCAGGCCGTGCAATCACGGTCAGTCGCAGCTTGGCACCCACTACCAAGGTAGCAGCGCCAGCGGCCAGTCGAACGCCGATACCACGATCAGCGCCCATTGGTGCAACCTGGGTAAATGCGGCAAGAGCCATGCGCGCCACACCACCAGCTTGTGCCACGGTAGAGGCGGCGAAGGCTTCGCTGCCGCCGGTGCGAGCGGTGTCAACTACACCAGCAACGCCGGACATCAAGCCCAGATCGAGCGTGATGGTGGGGGTAGCGTTACTGTCGCAGTCATCAGCGGCTAGGATGGCATCAACCGGCACGTAACCAGCGGGCAAAATGCCCATCTCGATCACGTCGGTCGCGGCGACACCGGCCACGGTCACGTAATCACCAACGATGACGATGGGCTCGTAGCCACTGGCCGAAATGGCCGGCAGCTTCTGTGCAACTTGCACGGATTGACGAATGGTAGGCATGTCTGTTGCTCCTTAGTTGATGGTGGTGAAGGCGCAGTCAACCGACTGGACGCCAAAGTCCATGCCGTTGTAGCGGGTCTTGTCGAAGCCAGCGATCATGCGAATGATCACGACCTGCTCTTCACCGTGGTCCAGGTCGGACTCGGTGAGCTCGAAGCGCACATTGCCCTTTTGGCTCTTGGTGCCGTGTGCCACAGCAACACCGTGAGCGCCCAAGAACAGGTTGCGCACCGCGTTGAGGTTGCTGCCAGAGCCGTAGTCGTTGAACTTCACGCAGTTCTCGTGCTCGGTCACCAGCAGGCCGTTGTAGTAGGCATCCCCAGCCATGAAGATCGGCGATTTCGCACCTACCGAAGCAGCCTTGGCTTTTTCAAGCGTCAGCCAGCCAGCGTCACCGACTTCGCGGCGCAGGTCGTACATCGACTCGGGCGAGGCCAGGAAGACAAACGACTTTTCACCGTCAATGTTGACCGGCTCCATGCGAGCGCCCTTGGTGCCTTCGACTGAAAACATCTTCTTGGCGCGCACGATAG